AAATGGTATTGCTTTCCACATTCATGTCGTTTTGACCAGCGGCACGAATAAGGTTTCCTACGGCTGTACCAATTTCAAATGTTTTACCAGCACCAGCAACACTGGGAGTAACTCCCAAGCCTAGATTAGTACCATCAAACACTAGCGCAGAACCAGTAGCAAGCGCACTTGATGAAGATGCGTAAACAACTCCGTTAGCAGTAAAGGATGTCAGTCCTGTGCCGCCATTCGTAGTGGCCAATGTACCCGCAAGAGTTACTGCGCCCGTGGTAGCAGAGGATGGCGTAAAGCCCGTAGAACCCGCGCTAAACGATGCAACGCTTGAGGCTGATGGGTTAAGCAACTGAAACCGTGTGCCATCGTACTCAATCTGATATACACGGCCACTCACAATATCACCCGCAGCCAAAGCCGTAGAACCGAGTTTCGTAATGTTCTTAGCACCCAAGCTATTCAGGTTAATTGTGGCCGCACCCGTATTCGTATTAGGCGCAACAAATGAAAACAAATTGCCCGTTGCATAAGCGGCAATGGCGGGCGATAAAGTACCCACATAAGTGTCTGTGCCTGTTACGGTTGCAATGGTTGTCGCACCCGCTTGAAGTTGGCCATATTGAGCCGCATCAGTTGCCGCAGTACCCGCGCCCAAGCCCGTGATCTTAAATCCCCCTAAAGGGATGTTTGCGGTTGGGGTTGTTTGTCCATCTTTAGTCAACGCGGTAGATAAACCCGTTGCCAAGTCAGCGGTCAGCAGATTAAATGCCGTGCTAGTGATGGTTGTGCCTGTGACAACGGGCTGACCCGCTGTGTTGATATTGAACGTGCCTGAACCGTTGTAACTCATTTTGTTTCCTTATCTGCCGTATTGGTCAAGGTTTTGCCCAATGATTGAACCCGCACCCGTTTGAATTTGTGTTGATCGTTTATTAAGAGCTTCGATCAATTTCTTTGTGTTTTCAACTTCTAACTGACCCGTTGGGCCACGCAATAACAGCATTTTAGCTAGTTCATTGCGGGTTGTCTCAGGCATTTGATTGATTACTTGACCAATTCTATTTTTAACATTAGCCGCCTCACCCGCAGCCGCCAATGGGTTGCCTGTGGCCGCATTAGCCACCGCTTTACCCGCAGCCATAGTCGTAGGCATTACGCCCAAATCTTCAGCGCCCGCCATCCTAGAGAAAGTACCCGATCCACGACCAACTTGCTCTAAAGGCTTCAATCGAGCTTCTTTGGCCACATCTTGAGCAAACCTTTGGTAGTTGTCACCAAATATCTCTTTCAGTCTGTTACTTGTGGCGGGTTCTTTCCACATCTTGAGCAAAGATGTTTGCCCCGCTTCTGTGCCTACTTTGTCTTTCAAAGACTGCAATGCACCTATGCGGAAAGCCTCCAACTCGCTTGGCGACATATTGCTCATCAAGTCAGATAAGGCAATATCGTCTTGTTTCATGGCCGTTCTACCTTTGACCACGGCATTACCCAACTGTGATGGCCCTGCATACGCATCCAAGGCTTGACGGTAAATTGAGCCGTTCTTATCTGCGGGAGACAAGGCTTCTAGTTTCTTTGTCAATGCCACTCGCAAGTCATCATATGCTCGGCTTGTGTTTGTAGCCTTGCCAAACTCACCACGGGCTGATTCGCCCATGTCATAAAGTGATTGTTTGACAACATCTAAGACTTTAAGAGGCACATCATCGCCCGCCTTTAGCTTAGAAATATCAATCGGCAACTGTCTGTTCAATTGCGTCAACAATTCGGCTTTACCGTGTGCCGATGTTGAGGCTTGGATCAACTTTTGCAATTCAGGGTCAACTTTTAATGACACATTTTCAAGTTGCTGATACAAAGGCGTTGCCGCTGCTTTCTTAGCCGCATCCAATGCTTCCAATGTGGCCGTAAAACCCTTACCTTGAGTGCCTAGAGCCTCGTCAGCCGCATTTGCAAGGCGTTCAGGTCTAAATGTCTGTTGCTCACGAATTCTGCGCTCTACAAGGGTTTTAGCTTGACCAGGCATTGAGGCAAGCACATCCAACTGAGACAACGCACTTGGGCCACCCGCTTGTGCAATGCTTGCGTTAGGGTTTAAGCCCATTTCACGCTGAACACGCAACAAAACAGAGTTTGAGCCGTCTGCACTTGAACCACGTTGTAAGGCTTGAGCAAGTTTAAGCCGAGCCGCATCTACCGCTGCTTCAGGGATATATCTTTGGGCAATATTGCTACCCACGTTATAAACGCCCTGTCCTGTGCCTGATAAAACACCACCTGAAGCCGCAGAAATTGCACCTTTTTTGGCAATGTCTTCAGCGTATTCTGTGGGGTTAGTTACGGGATTAATGTCAGATGCACCAGCGGCAGAAATAGTGCCTTGTGTACCCGCCATTTTTGCGGCCATTGCCATTTTCTGAGCCGCAGACAATGCTTCCGCTGTTTGAGCCGCTTTGCTTGTCATCCCCAAAGGGGTAAGCAATAGTGGCAAACCACCAACCGCTTCGCTCACAAATGCAGTTTTAGGATTAGTTTCCCTAAATTGCTCATTGACACCTTTGATGTAATCACGGGTATTGGCGTAAGTTTCTGTTGGGTTTGCATTAAGGCCATGTTGCAAAATGTCCATGCCCGCAGCGCCCGCACCCGCAATCTTGGGGGCAAAGTTAAAAGTTAAACCTTGAGCCGCTGCCAAACCCATTTTGCTTGGCAATGACAAGTCGGCTTGGCGACCTTCCACCATAGCGGGGGATTCAACTGTTTTTTCAACTGCGGGCTGAGAGGCCATGCCCCTAAAATCCATTTTTACAGGGGCTTGCGCAATCTTGACAACAGCCGCATTGATTTGGTCATCCGACATTGATACGGGAAAATTAACAGGCCCATAATTTGGGATTTCGACAGTTTTAAAGGCTTCAGACATTACTTAACCTCTCCTGTTGCGGGGTTGTAGGTAGGAATTTGACTTTTACCCGCTTTTGTTGCGGCATTGTTCATGCCTGTTTGGATAGCATCTCTAAACTTGGACATTTCTCGTCTAAACGCATCGGGAGACTGCGCTGTTGAGGCTGCGGTCAATGCGGCTGTGGCCTTTGTACCTTCAATCTCAGAAATAGCGCCAGAACCCTTCATGCGTTGAACAGCCTCAAGGAAAGCACCACCTTTGACTTGATCGTAATAAGACTTGAAGTCAGCGCCAGGCGTGCCGCCTTGACCTAATTTGTATTCAAAAGGAATGGTTGTACCAACCACATCTTTCAAGCCTTTGTGTTCAGGAATGATGACCTTGCCGTTTGCATCTTTTAAACCAATCATTTGGTCAATTGCACCGATCAAAGTTTGACCTTGTTGAATGACTTGTGGCAATGCTTGAGCCGCCTCTTGTTGGGCTTTTAATTGGGTGACTTGCAACTCTTGTTGGGCTTTTGGCGACAAGGCGGCAGCCAAGGCCAAATTAAGCGCTGTAGGTTGCGCAACAGGGGGCGCAACGGGTCTAGGTTGAGGCGGTGCAACGGGTCTTGGTTGTGGCGCTTGCGTTGCGGCTTGTGCAACAGGCTGCGACAAAGGTTGTGCCAAGGGTTGTTGCACGGGCTGAACAACGGGTTGCGTGACAGGCTGATTTGCCAAGGGGTTTGGCACTCCTACCTTCATTCCCGAGTTAAAGAACAGATCAGCCGCACTAATATTGAGTCTTGTCGCATCATTAGTGAGAGTTGCTTTATCTTTTGCGGATAGATTATTAAATGCACGATCAGAAATTTCACGCTCTTGTTTCAATCTTGCTTGCGTATCTGCACCAACTGCGGGGACTAATAAAGAAAAGTCTTTGCCGCCTCCCGCTGTAAATGCTTTTAAACTATCAGAAGTGAATTGGGCGGGATTGACATTGCCAAAAGGAGACTTTGATCCCGCTTTAAACATTTCAGCGCCTGTTGTAGGATTAAATGCAACATCACCTTCTTTAAGCACCAAAGGCGCTTTAGGAGCAAGTTGGCTCATGTACATAGACAAGGCTTGTTGTTGCATACCAGGCGTTTTAAACTCGCCAATCAATGATGGGTCAAGAATACCCGCTGCCTTTGCGGGCATAGCGGGCATAGTAAACGCTTTTTGTTGGTCAGGTTGCATCTGTGCAAATGTTGACGCAAGGTTTGAATTATCTTCAAAGTCTTGTGCCGTTGGTTCTTGCTTCATTTCAGGCTTGGCCGCTTGACCTTGTAACCCTTGAATTAATCGTTGAATATCCGCAGAAGTATCCGCACGATATTGCTCACCCAAGGCTTTTTGCTCTGCTTTTAAGCCCTCTTGGTTTTTATTGACCAAGTACATTTGAAGCACTTTAGCCAAACCTTGAACGGGGCTAATCGGGGCTTGGATGCCTTGATACGAACCTGCCTGAATAGGTTCAAATGCTTGTTGTTGGAGAATCTCAGCCATCTTTTGGCGTCTGTCCAACTCCTGCTGTTGCAACTGATAAGGGTTTGCAACATTAAACTGTTCGTATTGATTAGCCATGTTTTACCCCAATAAACCGTAGTTGACCATTTTGTAACCGCTTGGGTGCATCAAGACAGCTTCAGGCATGACCTTCTCAACTTCATCAGCCATCACACCTTGCTGACGCTCACCAAAGATGTCGTACTCATAAATTCCAATGCCAAGTTTGTGAGTGCCAATGCGCTCAATGTTTGACTTCAATCTGCGGTCAGACATCATTGCCGCACCCGCAAGATTAAACAATCCGCTTGTTGTTGCATTAGCGCCTGATTGCGCAATACCATAGTTCTGCAATGCCGCATTACCCTGTGCTTGCGCACCCGCAAATATCGGGGCTGCCGCAATGTTTGTTGGGTTGTAACCTTGGAATTGAGGCATCTGCAATTGTGAGCCACTCATCAAGCCCGTGATTTCATTCAAAGGCTGATTACGCAAAGCAAGTTGTTTCTGCAACTCTTGAGTGGCCGCCTGATTGCCAAACTGAGCCGCACCAAGGTTTTGGTTGTACTGTTGAAGTTGCGCGGCATTTGCCAATTGTTGTTGTTGGGCGGCAATGGCTTGATTTTGCGCAAGCGCTTGGTTTTGCATTGATTGCGTCCCCATGCCTTGCTGATAATTTTGAGCCGCAGCCGCATTTGCAAGTTGTTGAGCCGTAACGCTTTGACCAAAGTTCTGTGCAATCGCTTGGTTTTGAGCTTGTTGTGCAGCCAACGCATTACTGAAATTCTGCTGTGTAGCTTGATTTCCAAGTTGCTGATTCGTTACGTTTTGGCCAAAATTTTGGGCAACGGCTTGATTTGCCAACTGTTGAGCAGTTACGTTTTGACCAAAATTCTGAGCCGCAGCTTGATTTTGAGCCGCTTGCTGACCCATGCCTTGTTGGTAATTTTGACCTATTGCGGCATTGTAGGCTTGTTGATTTTGCAAGTTTTGGCCAAAGTTCTGCCCAATAGCAGCGTTGTAAGCCTGTTGTTGCGCCAATCCTTGTGCAGAATTTTGAGCAATAGCTTGGTTTTGCGCTTGTTGGTTTTGCAAATTTGCACCAAATCCTGCTAATTGAGCTTGATTGGCAAACTGAGCATTACCTTGTGCCTGTCCATACTGTTGCGCTTGAGCTTGGTTTGCAGCCGATTGTTGTTGCAATGCCGCATTTTGATTCTGAGCAATTGCCGCATTTGCCGCATTAGATGCGCTCAAACCTTGTCCAAAATTTTGTGCAACAGCTTGATTTTGCAATTGTTGCGCACCCAAACCTTGACCATAATTTTGTGCAATCGCTTGGTTGGCCGCTTGCTGATTCTGCAAATTGACACCAAAACTTGCCAATTGAGCCTGATTGCCAAACTGACCTGATTGCAATTGTTGGTTAAAGCCTTGGCCTTGAGCCGCATTTTGAGCTTGTTGAGCCGCCAAAGCATTACCAAAGTTCTGCTGTATGCCTGTATTGCCAAATTGACCAGAGGCCAACGCTTGATTAAAGCCTTGTTGATTGGCCGCAGTATCCAAACTAATACCTTGCAAAGCCGCTTGGGTCAACAGATCATTTTGCTGTTGGCTTTGGTCACGCATAGCGTTTGTGTAGGCTTCACCGCCAGGCACTAAGCCTTGGTTGGCCAAACTCTGAGCAGTCAGCTTTTGTTGGCGCTCCAACTGAGGCGCAAGCCGAGACATGATTGCCGCTTGGCCTGTCGTACCCGCATTAACAGGCATTTGAGCCACATTGCTCAAATTCAACTGATTGTTTGCCAAGTAATTATTGGCGTTCAGGTTTTGATTGATTTGGCCAATGTTACCAAGTGACTGCTGAAGATTAACACCCTCAACACCGCCTTGTGCCGTGCCATATTGAGATGGGTTAATGCCGCCTGACAATCCATATTGACCTGCGCCAATAGATGAGGCAGAACCGTATGCACCCATATCAGGCGCACTTTGAACTTGTCCATAATTGCCGTAGCTATTTTGCAGAGTTGGGCCACTTACGCCACCAGTTGCCGTTCCACCTTGGAAGTTACCTCTAGCAGTTCCACCATAAACACCGCCAACGGCTTGACCGCCTTGGAAATTGGCACTTGCTTGAGGATTAGCAACAGAACCTTGCGCTAAACCACTATCAACAGAACCATATGCTTGACCGCTTTGAACATTTCCTTGAGCAGTTCCACCCGTGACATTGCCGTAGGCTTTATCGCCCGTAAATCCACCACTAGCTGAACCCATCCCTGTTAAGTCAGGCGAACCTTGAATATTTCCCGAATTAGCGAGTGAGAAAATACCACCTGGCCCTGTGTACTGAAACGGCTTGCTGATAATGTCTGATGCGCTTGATAAACCCTTTTCACCAAGGCTTGCCATGCCTTGCTGAACTCTTTGCTGTGCCTCCAACGTAGCTTGAGCCGTTGGGGTCAAGTTCTGCATTATTGTTGGCTGATTTGTAACAGGGTCAAATATGACCGTCTGACTACCCAACGGGCCAATCACGTTAGGGTTGTTTAAATACCCTTGGGTTTTGGCCGTTTCTACGTTTGCTTGACCTTGAGCAGTAGCTGCCGCAGCGTAATCAGGCGTTGCGGGGGCTTTGGGTTGTGGGCATAAGAAAGCCATGTTTATTCCTTAAATTCGTATGTTTCGCCTGATGGTTCATAGTTTGCTCGCTGAAGCAACACGCTCAAATCTTGATCTTTTTTGTGGCTAATCATAATTTGGCTAACACCATTGATTTTGAGCATTTGCCCTGCTAATTTCAGCATTTTGCAAATTCCAAGACCGCCTCGATGCTCAGGCAAAACATAATAAAAGACATCTAATGCTTGCATTGCGCCATAAAAAGGCGATCTGAACACCATAAAACCCGCATGACCCGCCAATTCACCTGATTCGGTGCGCAAAGTGAAATATGCGAAATTTCCTGTTCTTTCTAGCTCAATCATGCCGCCTAAATCGCTTTTTAGGTTGCCGTTGCCATAAAGTTCAGCCCAATGTTTGCCAATAAGCGCCACGGCTTCGGCTGAAACATCGGCAAATCTTTCCATTTTTGCGTTCATATGCCAGCCCATCCTTGTTGGAACACCACATCGGTTGAAGCCCACTCAATTTGCAAGCCCTTTGATGCTGATTTTAGCTGAATACCCGCACAATATCCAATGCCTGTGACGCCTTGCCAGTTGTTTGTGATGATCGTTCCACTTGACCACAATGCGTTGTCCCATGTTGACGTTCCCCATATTCCATAATTGGATGGACTGAAGTTCAAAGTCCCCGTTGTGTCTGCCAAACTAAAATCAACATTGATGCCGACCAAAATTGTTGGCGCTCCATCTGTGAAAATAGACGGCCTTGCTCGTGTAAAGTATTTCTTTACTCCACGGCTCTCGTAATAGTTGAACGCTTGTAAAACCACGGCATTGATGTCGTTGCCATCATCGGCAAACCCATCCCACGCCAATCCAACGTATCCATCACCGCCAAAATAGGGATTGTCGTTAAATGTCTCCCAACAATTAGCGTCCCATCCCGTAAATCTTGTCCATGACTTTGTGATCGTATTCATCACAAATTGCTCTTGAGAACCAAGGCCAACAGGCACATTGATCCACAAAGCATTGTTTTTGGCGTGATAAAGCAAAGCCCAACCAAATGAATTTTGGTAAGCCGTTGTTGCCTCAGTAATAGCGCCCTGAATCTTGTCTGATAAATTAACCCTTGGGTCAAGGCGGCTCGATTGCAACGCTGAAGCCAAAGGCAGTAAGCCGTCTAAACTTAAAACCAATAGGTCGCCACCATACTTGTATAAACAACGCCTAGAAACGGGCGCTCCGAGCTTCCAAACGCCCGCCAAAGCCCATGTACTAGCAGAGGCGGGGTCAGTACCTCGGTAAACAATAATCTCGCCCTGTGACGTTACAAACACAAGGTTGTCATCTACGCCATAACCTGCGTCAATTGTCCATGCGCTAAGAGAGACAATGTAACCACCCATTCGGGCAATAGAACTTAGGTCTAAAACTTCGGCAGCGCCGCCCACCGAATTAGTAGGCAAATACCACGCTTTCAAACTTTGTTTTTCAATAAACCACACGCGGTTTTTAAACAACGTGACATTGTTAAACTTGTTTGTGGTTATGCCTGTAATCGCAATTGAACTGGAGGCGTTAACACTTAGCCAAGTAGTGCCGTTGTAAAGCAAAGGGTCATCAACGCCATTGCAAGCGTAAAGGTAGCTTCCACCAGCCGTTGTGACGTTGATATGCTCAAAACGGCTGTTTGTTAAACCCGTTCTTTCAGCCGAGCCAACAGCGCCAGCGGTTGTGCAGTTGTAAATTGAGCCATTTGCAATTCCAAACAACTTGCTAGTAGTGCCTGTTTCATAGGCCATCACTGTTTCAACTTGGCCCGTGATACCTGTTGACCATTTACTGTACCCGCCGCGCAAGTTCACACTTGAAACAGTAGGAAAGAAATTAGTCATCGTCACCGCATCAGTTGGCGACATATTGGCCAACGAATCACGCACATTCCACCCGCCAACGGGCGCAGGAATACTCGCTACATTAGCGGCAGTTCTTTGGGCAATTTTCATTACTGTGATGCCCCATAACCGCTGTCAGGAATGTTGTCGTAGCCAATCAAAATCGTGCCTGGCCTTGGCGCAAACGACAAATTAGCCGCAGACATATCCAAAGCAATAGCCGCTTCCATTTCTTCCAAATAGTTGCGATACATGGCCGTTGTGTCAAAACCTTTAGCCTCAAAATACTTGAGCTTGGTTGAGAGAACCATTAAACGGTCAGGATAGATACAAGTATCAGAGTCAGCGGTAAACGATAACTTAGGTTCATCAGTAACGCTCAATGCCCAAGCATTTGAACGGTACTCGTAACCTAAAAACTCAGCGGTAGAAAAACCAGGCCATATTTGGAAATACTTGCTAAACAAACGCCATCTAATCCGAGGGCCTGTGGCAATGTATCCCGACAACAACCATTCCCATTGCTGTGCATCTTCAGGGCCAAGCATCTCCCAATGTTTATCCTTATCCCACATTGTCCTTGGGATGATGGCTTCATAGTCGCTTGGAAACGCATACTTCATCTTTTGAAAGTACACGGTTGCATTTGTGCCCGCCTCTGTCGTTTTTCTAGTTAAAGTGACAGAAGTGCTTGAGTCTACAGTCTGAATGAAAGTATTTTGGTCAAGTCCTGTACCAACCACCATGTAGGTGCTATCTAAACCATTGGTAGACGGGATTCCCGTGATGGACAACCCATTATTGCTCCATGTGCCTGTGGTGGTCAGATATTCGGTGTAGAACTGCTTTTGCTTTGTAAGAGTTCGCCAAGGATGCTTGCGCAAGAATTCGTATCCACTTGCGTTCATTAACGCAAGAATTTGGATAACGTCTTGATTAGTATTTCCAGCAACACTTGTCGGTGTTGTCACGCCTAATTCATTGGTAACTTGCTGCACTAACTGGAGCATAGTGCTAGACATAATTTACACCTCTTTTTTAGGGCGGCCTCGTGTTTTTTCAGACAACAAGGCTTTCATTTGCTCTTGCAATTCTTTCAATTCAGAACGGGTTTGCTCTAATTCAAATGAACTCTCACTTTGATTGCGTCTCAGCAGATAAGCTCTTGCCTTTTCACGCAATCCTACAGCGCCCATACCTACGCGCTGAAGTTGAGCATCGCTTGCCGTAGCAACTTGCTCAACAGTTTGAAACTTTAGAATTTGCAGTTCAGCCATTTGACTGTCTGTAAATTCTTCAGGGCGATCTAGATGCCAATTTTGCAAAGTTGTGCCAATGATTGGCCCACCCTCTGAGTTTTGCATTTGATAGTGCAACCATTGACGGGGAAAGCGCTCTTTATGGTCATCACGAACGGGCTGCTCGATGATGTTGTACTTGTCGCCAGGAACCATAATTCGCACAAACGGAATGTCTTTGTACGGTGCTTTGTCAAATGTATAAAACTCAACGTGCAGATGTGTATCTGCGTTTGCAATATCGGAATCTAGTGCCATTTTTTATCCTGTGGGGATTATGCTGAAGTGACTGATGCCCAAGTTGTTGCGCTTGGAGCAAAAAGAATCATGCTCTTTGCTGTTGCCAATGTAACAGATGAGGCTGCTGCATTGATGGTTGAGCTAGTATTGTAAGGGTAAACAGTAATTGTTTGACCTGAATCGTTACGAATACCAACCATTGCGCCCGCTTCTGTAGGAGGCAATTTAACGCCCGTAGAAGCAGATGAAGTTGTGATTGTGTTGAACACAGCCGACAATTGTGTTGCGGTAGCGGCAGTTGAACCCAATGCAACAATGCCAACAGCGCCATCGCCCGCGATGGAAATTGTAGACAAAGGCGAGTTACCCGCGCCAAGAATTCTTGATGGAATAGCCATTTTAGTTCCTTAATTAAAAAGAGGCGGGTTTTATGCCGCCCCTTTTATTTTACACAGATGCTTTAGAGAACCAAGCGGTGTCACCAGACACCAAGGCAACTGCGGGTGATGTGTAAGAACCACCTGAAGCCGTCACCAAAAACGTGGTTGCGTTGATAGTGCAAACGGCTGTTGAAGCGGGAATAGATGCGTTGGCTTGAGCCAAAACATAAATCTTGCCATCAGAGCCGAATACTTCAGCACCCAAAGGGCCAAAGGTAGGAACAGCAGTTCCTGCGCTGTTCAAGTTGGTGTTGACGATGTTGTTAAAGTCAATACCAATGAGGGGGGTGATTGTATATGCCATGATTTACTCCTTTAAGCGATCAGAACGCCACAGAATTGTGGGCCTGAGCTAGTCAAGTTACCAGCCCAACCAATCAACTTAACGATTGCGTCTTGGTTGACGGCTTGACGCTCACCACCGATTGGCACAAAGTTACGGTCAACGTGGGGACGGAACATCAAATACTTGGTGTTCAAGAACCACATATGGTTTGCAGTAGCGGCAGAACCGATACCACCGTCAAGCACAACATCAGATGCCATGCCAGCGCCATAGTATTTCAATGAAGCAAAGCCAGCGCCTTGAGTGGAATTGCCACCATCAGTAACACGTTGGATGGATTGCATTGACTGCAAGTACAAACGGTAGTAGTTACTGTCGGCAACGATCAAGTCAGGCTTGTCTGTACCACGAATCAACTGAACGGCCAAAGAATCCATGTAAGACTGGATGTTTGAGGCTGAAACAGCAGAGCCGCCATCGGTCACGCCAGAATACTTCTGTGAACGCCAGAAAGTATAGTTTGCACGGTTAATGCCACCATAAGTTCCAGTTGAAGGTGCATCAGGTACGGCAGCGCCCAAGCCTGTGATGTTTTTACCGCTGTTGCCTGTGCCATCTGTGTAAATGTCACCACCAATGCGGTTAGCCAATTGAGCTTCGGCAACCATCATACGGCCATCGAGCAAATCAATAATAGCTTCTTTGCCTGAGTTCTGGATCATTTCCAAACCAGAAATAGACACAGCAGCGGCATATTGAGTAATGCTAAATTGAGCAGAACTGATAGGGCTGTTTTGTGAAACGTTCAACACTTCGTAACCTGAATAAGAATTCGTGTTATTTGTGGTGCTGTCGTTATACATAATCTCTTGCAAGATCACATTACCGCCTGAAAATGTTTTCACATTTCCACGGTCTTTGAGTCTACGCAAAAGGGCGTTGTTGTTTGTGACGTTATCAGCTAACTCACCAGTACGGCTTTGAATGTTGGTCGCAATGATGTCGCTGATACTGGAATTGGCAAATGCCATAATAATTCTCCTATATCAATTAAAGTCGTGCAGCTATTTGGTCAAATTGCTCTGCCAATAAACTGCGCCTATCTTGAGCATTGTTTTTGGTAGCCATTCCTGGTGTGGAACTCTTTACCGAAACCGCACTAGCCCTTGCAGATTTCGCTGCTCGGTCTGCCGCTGCTCGCTTTGCGTTTTCCAATTCGGCCTGTTTGCTGACTTGTACGCTGTCAAATAACTCAGGGTCGAGGCGCACAGCTTTTTCATATGCGTCCTCTAACGTCTGCGCCACGCCACTCTGTAGGAGTTGAATCATGGTAGGACGTGCTTCCTCAAAATACTCGGCTTTAGCACTAAATTTTTCAATTTCGCCTAAAAGCTGTTGATTTTGAGCTTGCTCTTGTTGCTGTTTCCAGCCAATCACTTCACCACGAACATTGTTTAGCTCGTTCTGAAGTGCGTAAATCGTTGGGTCAATACCTTGCGGCATATTGACTTCATTTAAGTTTACTCCATATTGTTGCGCTAATCTACTAAATAATTGCAATTTTTGTTGCCCATCACTAGTACGCAACATATGGTCAGCCTCCAACAAGGCTTTTACCGCCCTTGGAGTGTCTAAACCCATGCCCTGAATAGTCTGCAAATAAGGATTGACTACCTCATTAATCTGATCTGCAAACTGCGCCTTGGAAATTAAAGGTTCAACGCCTTTGCGCATTTGTTCTTCACGTTGCCAAGCATACTCTTGCATCCTTGGGTCGGCAGTCTGCCAAACTTCGTGATAGTCTTTCTTCCAACTTGCGGGCGCTCGCTTCCAAACGGGTTCTTCTGCGGGTTCTTCTACAGATTTTTCATTAGAAGCGGCAAATTTGCCCGAATCATCACGTTGGAACTTGGCGGGTTCGGCTTGCGCTACCTCATCAAATTGCTGTGACAGCAGTTCACGCCTGTTGTCGGGCGCTTCTGTTGGGACAATGGGTTCTGTAGTATCCAATGTTATCTCCTGTGGTATTTCATCTGATTGGCTTGCTCACGCAATGAATTCATTATTTGGTTGGCTTCGTTGTGGGTCATGTTTCCCAACTGTTGAGCCAATACTTCACGCCTTTTCTCGCTTGATGGAGGGGTGATTTTTGTTTCCATTGATTCATTGCCCACCTCGATACATCCATGTGCTTTTAGATGTTCACGGTGTCGGCTTCGGCTCTGTATCATAGAGCCGTCAATCATTGACTTATAAGGAGCGATGTCGCCCATAATCATAGGGGCATCAACATCATCATTGGTTTTATGTTTTTCAACCAATTCACCATTACGCATAACGTAAGTTGTTCTCATAGTAGCAAAATTTCCTCGTCATCTGATTCGATGTGGTCGTCCCAAATTAACTGCATTTTGTCCAAATTCAACAACATTTTTTGAATGTCTGTCAATGTGACATTTTGCTTTGTTGCGATTGTAGCAAAAGTTTCAACATAAGGCGCAATTATTTCTTCGGGTATTTTGCCTTCAACAATACGCTCATACGCGGCAACAATCTCATCCCTGCGCTTTTTGTTCTTTTCTTGCTCAAGTTTATGTTGTTTCTTACGTTTATCAGGGCCAGGGTCATGGGTGTCGTCAATGTAGATAATAGGCTTGAAAGCCGTAAGAGTGCCAACCGCGCCCGCAGCTTGAACACCCGTTAATTGAATGGTTTTTGAAGTTCCAAAAGAACCAACAACGCCAGTTGCCGTTACCCCATTTAGGCCAACAGTTACCGATTGGGTTTCATTTCCCGCTAAACCCGATGCTTGAACACCAACTAGCTCAATGGTTACGCTGTTGGAAAATGAGCCAACAGCGCCTGTGGCACTTACGCCTGACAATGTGGGGCTGATGGCGACACTTGGGCTGCCAACGCCACCCGTAGCTTGATTGCCCTCTAATGGGAGGCTATCCCATTGGGCATCGTCCCAAGTACCCGTGCCCCAAGGCCCTTGTGCCATTATGCAATACGCAGTAAGCCTGTGGTCGCATCATTGGTCGGCATGGTCAGCGTGAATGTGCCAGCCGTGACTGTTTGCGAACCAAAGTTGTGAACGCTGACCGCCTTGTTAGCCGATGTCGAGTTATAGATCAAAACCGCATCAAATGCCGTTGTAATCGTTAAGGCAGTCCATGTAAAACTAGCGGATGGTGTCCAATATGCCGTTGTGCCGCTTGTTGCGGGGGCATTTGCATTGGTAACTGTCACGCCACCCGCTGTGTAACCCGTGCCTGAAGTATTCGTTACTTCATTGGTTGCTGAATAAACGGTAGTGGCCGCACCCAAACTGCCTGTCGCAAAGTACAAAGCCGCTTTAAAGGTGTTTCCCGTGCTAGGCGTGAAGTTGTGCGTTCCCGTGAGCAATTCGCCCTTGAAACTTGTACACATTGCCGTTGTATTTGCCATTTTGTTTCCTTAGAAAGATGATGCAGCGCCATCAGCAACGGCTGCGTGTTTAAGTTTTACATGAACAGAACGATGCACTAACTCGCCATCTAGCCAATATTCCACCCATTCGATTGTCTCGGTGTCGGTGTCGGATTGACCCTCACGCTTTTCAAGCAAGGATTCTTCCATTTCGCCTTTGGTTGTTGTAATCATTTGATGACCTCCATGCCTATGGCTTTACCATCAGGGCCACGCACAATTCGCTTGGGTGCTGAAATCAAGTCGGCCACGTTCTTCATCACTTGCGTGTTGTCGTTTTGGTTTTTCAGCATTTCTTGCATTGTGCCAACGCTGTGGTTGTGGCTGTTCATTACTTGTTGGTGAGAGTTGTTCACCGTGTTCATCATTGCCTCAATCATGCCTCGCAAGTCTTGATTCAATGTAGCGTGCATCTGCTGTTGGGCATCCATATCTTCGGGCAACACAGAAGCTGAGTGGCTAATCTGTGCGACACGAATCTTGGTATTGGCATCCAACTCAGCCTTGAAACGCTCCATCTGTTGCTCACGCTCAAGTTTTGCACTCTCAAGCTGGGCATTAAATTGCATTTGTTGCGCCTCGGCTTGGAGTTTGGCCTGTTGCAGTTGGGCATCAAACTGAGCTTTAGCCTGTGCCACTTGCATATCTGCCTGAACTCGCATCTGCTCGGCTTGCTGTTGCGCTTGCATCTTAATCATCTCAGGGTCAGGCTTGGGCTGCTGTGGTTGCGCCATCTTTTCCTTGATTTTGTCCAACGCCTGGTCAATCACGCCCTCAAGCTGTTCAGATGACTTGAACGCACTCACGCCAAACTTCATAATTTCCATCAGAACAGGGGTCATCTCAGGGCTTGCTTGTGCAACAGGCATGGCTTGCTGTAAGAACCCTGCAAACGCACCAATAAACTCGGTACGCTCACGCTTCATGGCCGCCTCGTCCAACTGAACCAAGCTATCTGCCGCCACCTCAATCCTGAAGTTACGCAAAGGCTTGTTTTTAATCAGTTGCAAAGCCTGTGGAATCATCTGCTGATCCACGGGTTGCATTTGGCTTGCGCCCGCATACATCAGAATTGTTTGAGGCTGAAACTTGGTGCAAATGATTTGCGCTTTAAGTCTAATCAATTCAGAAGCAAACAATGCCACTTCCTCTTGCATAGAACGCAGTCTAAGGCTTGCAAACTGTCCCTTGATCTGTTGGGCAGTAGCGGTTTCGCTTGCTTGTGATGCGCCCCTCAAAATGTCCGACAAACCCGTGATTTCATAGATTTGTTGTTTAATTTCTTGCCTTGCTCGGTAGCATTGCAGCAAAGCATTGGCCAAAGTATCCAAAGGCAAAAGGTCAATCGCACCCTTTAAACCGCCTTTTTCACTAAACGCCATCCACTTATCAACAGGAATCAGGGTGTTGTTGTCGCCCTCGGTAAGCAATCGTTGTAATGCGGGGACGCTTGCATCGTAAACGCCACGAACACGCAAAGATTTCACCAATCCATCAATTCGGTCGCTCAAGATGTCCAATTCGTTGGCTTGGTCTTGATAAAGAACGAAATCAGGCACAGGCACTAGGCTGTCGCTTGTCATCGTTGCATACAAAGGCTTGCAACATGGGAAAAACTGCTCTAACTCTAACGGGTCATCACGAACGTCAATGAACTTGTTGCCTTGCTTGCTGAACCAATAAACCTTGGCCGTCTCTTTGTCCCACAATTCGCAAATCTTTGCCCGTGTGTATTCTTTTTGGTTGCTTGCATAGTTTGACAATGGATCAGGGCCGCTATCCAAAGGGATATTGCGGGCAGCTTCCTCACCAAAACGCTCAACCAACGCATCTTTGGTCATGTAAACCCAGCGCCATACTTGGGTCACTTCCTCCCATGTACGAGCAACGCTATGGCCAAAATCAGCCCAATGAACGTAATCAGTTGGTGCGCACTCATACTCAATCTGTTCCATCGGCTCGACTTGGCCAGCGGTGAAGTCTTGGGATTCTGCCTCGTCAGCGTCCTCGGTGACTTGCAAGCCATCATCGTTTTCAGGCATCTCGGGCATACCAGGCACTTGAGTGACGTGCGGCTCATAACGAACCCAAGCTACGCCACGGCCACCCAAGAACCGATCTTCCACGGCATAACGCATCGTGCTTCTAAAGTCGGTGTAATGCTCAATCTCAAAGTCCAACGCACGTTCAACCAATAATGACGCAACACGGCCAATCGGGTCATTGTCACCAAACCTACGGCTAACATCAGCCTTTGGCATCTTGCTATAAACCGCAGGGATTAAGGTCTGTACGTTTGACCACAGAATGTTAAATTTAGCGGTGTCATTGCCGCTTGCGCTTCGAGTGTCATCCCTATAACGCCTAATGATCTTCTTAGTGCGGGCTTCCCACTTCTTGAACTCGTTGTCGTAAGTGGCTATCAGGGAGTTGTACTTGTCAACTTCAGTTGGTACTAATTCAGCCATTTTTGTTTCTTTCAGAAATTGCTTTTGCTTTGGCACGGGCATCTTCCTTAGATGATGCACCCCATGCCTTTAAAGCAAGCGCCAACCGTGTAGGTTCGCCATTCTTTTCCATTGGGCCAGCGGTAGCACCCATTCGTGCAAGAAAAGATGCACGTCTTGGGTTGTCGCCTGACTTAACGGGGGGCTTTAGCTTGCCGCCTGTCTCAGCCTCATAACTCGCCCGCCCTTTAGCGTTCAAACCGCCTTCAGGGTTCTTGCCTTCTTTGCGAGTCCATGCGGCTGTCATTTGTTCTCAGGCTTTGCAGTTTTAGCGGCTTCTTTAAAATCTTTGGCGGTAGGGGCGTCTTTACTGCCCACCTTGTTCATCTTCTCGCCTGAACCCGCTTTGATTCGCTCTTGTTTGGCCAAAATATTGGCATAAAGTCCCGCTTTAGACATGATTAAGCCGAGAAAATGCCAACAGCAAACACTTCAACGCCAGCGCCTGTGGTGATTTTCCAAGCACCATTTCTAGACCGTGCGTTCAGTTCGATGTCGTATTGACCAATACCACCGCCAGGTGAGGCGGGCAAAATTGTGTGGCTAAAGCCTGATCCATCAAGAATGATGACGTTGCCTGTTGCGGCAGTTGAGACCGTGCAAGCTAGGCGGTGAATGTAGTCACCCGCTGCGCCTGTGCCACCCAATACTTGTGCCGTTGAACTTGCGGGTACGTGTTCATATTGGTATGCGTAAGGTGTATTAATTCCACTCATATTCGATTGCTCCTTGCGGTTTGTTTGTGGATTGCCCACATATCGTTCATTGTGACTTCGTTCTCAGGGCCAACAATCAACACTTTACTTGGGTCAGGCGGTTTGTCTTTCGGTTCTTCCCGCCAACTAATAGCTAACATCCTCATGGCATCAGCGGGGTGACTTGTCCAATCATGCTTTGGCGTTTGCCTGAAAGCCTTTTTGTCCTCATCGTACTCACGCTGATACTGTCTCAACGCCTCAATGCCATCTGCGCACTTCTCGGCATCAAACCAACATCTTGGCAACGCCATCCGCACGGCTTGAATACCATCTTGAACAGTCAAACTCGGCACAATCGCCAAGTTGTTAATGCCCAAATGCGCTGCCATTTGCTCGATTACTGACTTCCCACCGCTTGCCAAAGTCCTTGCCCTTGCATCATGCGGTAAGTAGTGTTTTCCGTAATTGTAGGGTTTTTCTTTGATTTTTGATACAAATTCTTCAATAGTTCCACCAGAAAGGGCAAAAAAATCAACAATATGTATCTCACCCGCAATGACTTGATACCACCAAATGGCCGTGTCATCGGTATGCCCTAAGTCCCAAGCCGTGTGTGTCTTGACCTCAATTTGGTTCTCGACCTTCGTTATGCGCCCATCCTCGGCAGCCTTGCGCATCTCAGTACCCCATATCGCACCAATAATGGCCGCCTCAAAGCTGCACTCATATTCTTGTAAATATTGATCTTCTGCCAGTTGCGCTCTTGCCGCCTGTAACTCTGATTCAGGCAGTAAACCTGACTTGCTTGCGGGTAGCGATAGGCTAAACCACTCGTTAGGCAGTCTCTTGCTTGTCTCATAGATGTTCCAAAACTGATTCTTGCCCTTGGGCGTACCACCAAACACGCACCATCCCTGTTTGTCAGATAAGGCGGGGCGTACTACGTTACCCCATACGCTTGGCTTGAAGTCGCCATACTCATCAAGGTAAAGCCCATCAAAGCCTAATCCACGCATCGCATCGGCATTGTCTGCACCGAATAACCTGATCTTTGCCCCGTTTATTAACTCAATGATTAGATCAGCCTCGTTGCTTGATTTAGTAATGGGTCGTGAAAAGTATTTCAGGTAGTCCCACGCCACGCTCTTGGCCTGGCTTCTGTATGGAGCAACATACCCAAAGAGGGGCATGGGGCTTTTGCAAGTGATTGCCGCCCTGATGATGTCGTTGATGGCCGCTACGGTCTTGCCCGCCCTTCGGTGAGCAACTAAGCAAGCCCATCTTTCTGTTCTAGCGTGAAACTCCCTAAACTGCTTTCTAGGGCTATATGGGATTTCTATGATTCCGCTTGCCATTTAATGACCATTTCTTGAGGGCCACCATCTGCGCCTGTGACTTCTGAACGGGCTAACTTAGGAACATGGTACTCAACAACGCTTTGGAATAGCTCAAAAGCCTTTGCGGGGTTTGGCTTCACATCATTAGTTGGGTCGCCTTGGGCTACAGAGTCGAGCCATTCAGAGAGCCTGTGAGCGTTTGAATCTACAAACAAGGCTATGGCCTGTCTTGCCTCTTGCGTGACCTTGTTGGGCGTTCCAGCGGGTCTGCCGTTGGGATTATTGGTCTTACCTTTGCGGCTTTGTTTTGATTTGTTGTTTTCAGTCATGGCTGCACCTTGTCGGGTGTATCGCTTAGTCTAAATATTTCAGTTTATACAAAGTTGAATCGATGTTCTCTTGAATGTTATCCACAAGCTGATTCAGTTCTGAGTCTTGGGGTAATTCTTTCCTTATATCCATTACGAACTTAGAAAGCGTTTCAAAATACTTGATTGGGTCGTTATTTGGGGGATGGTATTCATTGGGGAACTTCTTTAGTTGCCCGTATTTACCCATGTAAGCCTCGGCATAAGCGTCTGATTGCTCAATGACTAAATCGTAATATGTGCCAAGCGCCATGTGCTTGCTGAAGCTGTTGGTCGTCCAATGCATCAAATGGGCGTTTGTGCTGCTATGCAGTAGTGCCAGGACAAAGTTTGACACATAGCCTGAGAATTTATCCATGCTTTTTCCTAAAAAAAGTGGTGAGAGTGCATTTTAGTACAGTCCCACCACAAAGCAACTGCTATTCATATTCTACAGTAAAAGGCAATGGGACATCAATAGGCCATTTTCCCTGATTACAAAGAGTTAAAACTGTCCCAATATGAGCCTCTGCCCATTTCTTTTGACGTTCTTCCTTGGTCATGTCCTTGCCTTGGTCAATCTCATAATGACACTTCAGGCAAAGGGCAGCGACCAAGTTGTCATCGGCCTTAATTCCTCGCCCCTTACCACCGCCCCAATTACTGTGAGCCGCCTGAACGCCATTGTCCATGCCACAGCTTTGACAGCAGAGTTGTGCTACTAACTTGAGGAGTTTCTGGCTTCTCACGTACTTGTGCTTCGGGTATTGCATATTCTTTGGTTAAAAATTTGTGGCCATTCAAACACATTCTCCTACGAGTGATGTATTCGTTAGTGGATCTAGTGTCTAAGACTTTGAGGTTTTCTGAACTACAGCGAGGACACATCATACGTTTTCCTTTATGTCATAAAACCAATCATCACCCGCTGACCATTTGCGTGTGCCGTCAACTGTCCATAATCTTTTGGCAGCCTGAAAGTCGGGGAATTTTGTCTCGCTTGGAATAAGGCTTTGGTCATACCACAAGCATCTGTTATTCGGTTGACAGGCAAACTGCCCATTGTCTAATGCAATAAAATTAAAACTTTTGTGTTCTTCGGCCTGTTCTGTAAAGCCCGTGTCCACTTCCATACCTTCCGCACAAAAGTCAACGGTAAACAAATAGCGGCCAAAGTGCCACTCTTTATCTTTTCCTAAGAACTTTACGCCTAAGTTACGCAAGCCAATCTTCTCAAGAATGGTAAATTTGTACCCCATGCAATCCCATAACTGTAGGGTATCGATGGGAAGATTTCCCGCTTCCTCGTGCCAAACATATGCGTGTATGGGCAGTTTGTCGTACAAAGCGCCATAGTTCGGCAGTAGTGATTCAATCCGAAACACCTGGCCTCGCAATGCTTTAAGGCTGACCCATATTGCGGGTTCTAGTTCGCCATGCCCCTTGTGGTCATTGTATAGAAACTCACGCTTCACAAAGCATTTCATGGGCGGTAACGATGCGATTATGTAACTCATTCTTGTATTCCCTTGTTTGCCATCCAAGCCAAGAGCCATTCAATGAACTCCGAGCTTTCCTCTTTTGTAAATTTGTGGCTTTGTAGGCCAAGCTGCACAACCCTTTGCCCGTCTAGGCTTGGGGTAATCTTGCCGATCTTGCGGTTGGTTTCGTTTGCCCAAGCATCAATTAGTAATCTTTTCCAATCATCTGCTGACCATTCAGAGCCAACCGCTTTCATTTCTTTGTAAATTTTGTCAATCAGGGCGTGAAACATATCATTTTGGTCTGTGCTGCGAGTGGCTTTTTTAACCTCCAAACGCAACTCTTGACCCGCTTGTAAGTTTTCTTTAATCTTTACCCATAAGTCTTTTAAAGCTACATGGGCTTGTTGAGGGTTATTTAAACGAATAATCATTTGTATTCTTCCTCTGCAAGTTGACAGAAAATAGAACACTCAATATGTTGTTCTTCAGGGTAATTGCCGTCTGTTGGTTTTAATTCGTCTAAATATCTGTCTTTAAAGATAGTTTGGCTTTTAAACCTTTCTAACTTAGCCATGCGATCAAAATGTTCAGGAAAATCTACTTTTATCTTGTTCCAATAACCCATCCCGCCTTTTACGCAACCAATGCAATTGTTGTTGTGATACCCAAGTCGGTACATCTCAGGCAATTCGATGTTGGCATTTTCAAGCATACCTAAGCAATCTTCTTTGCTTAAACCCTTGTCAATCAATGGTGTCCAAATGTTTACGTCATTGTTGACATCAATAAATCGGTCTAGTCGTGCCTGTTCTTCAGCCGTATAACCAAAGACTTGCCTATCGGTAGGCTGTTCAAAGCGCTCTCTAATCTGCTTTTTCAAAGCCCTGGTGCATGGTGCGCCCTTGGGTGTGCGAATGTAATTCTTCTCAAATACTCGATAAATTGACCTATCGTAAAAGTCATTCCCTAAGATTTGTATTTCTTGACCAAACCATTGTTCACAATCTTTAAGAAAACGCTTGTTGTCGGGATGTTCTTCTTTGACTTCGGTGTAAGCAATGACTAAAGGCAACTTGCCTGCGTTATCGGCTATTGCCAGTTTTGTTGCCACAGCACTAGCCGCACCACAGGAAAACCAACATACGATTCTCATTTGACTACCTCAATCATTCTTAAAGCCGCTTCAGGGCCGTCAACACGGCATAAAGTACTACCTGACCAATTTTCAAAAAAGTCGGCTTGTAGCTTTGTTAAACGCTTTTTAGGGCCATCTTTGATCTCCATAAGGAATGTGTGTCCCTTATATCCAACCAAAAGGTCAACGGGTAAGCCAATAATCCACACATAAGCGCCAGCGGCTCGTAATGCAGAGACTACTTGTATCGCATTTGCGTCAACTCTTGCGGCTCGTCTCATTTTGAATCCTGTTCATGCGTTGTCTCAAATCCAAAGTGGCGTACACGCCTCTGATTTGTTCCAAGTCCCCTAACACACCCTGCCACCAACTTAACGCTTTCTTTGAGCCAATCGTCAATTTCTTGGCTTGGTAGCGTCTGAGCCACTCTTGGGCTTCGCAGTCCTTGAAGTGTTCCAATTCTTCGGGTGTCATTTTCTTTGGTGTTCCAAATGTAGTTGTTCAAAATATATCCTTCTCTTTATCGTCATACCATTGCGCCACAGTCTTTACTTTTAACTCAGGCAACTTGGCGGCTCTAGGTTTTGCATCAGAGTGCCATTGATGGAATGAGCATTTAGGCTTGTCGATCTTGACTGACCACCAGCTTGTGCAACCAGGCACAGAGCAAAGGTTTGTGTCAAAAGTAGATTCAACTTGATGATTCTTGAAATTAGTTAGCGCCATGATATTTTCCCTCTACGATTTTTGCAAAATTGCTTGGTTTCAAAATCCACTCTAAATCCGCAGTAAATGCCCGACCATCCTTACTGTTGACCTTGCCTGTCAAAAACTTAGATGTACCGATGTGCTGAAAGAAGTCGCCAAACCAAGTCAGGATGTCGGCAGCCACAATATCCTTTTCCTTTGACAGCTCTATAGCCACTTCACGCCAACGCTGTCTAAGATAGCCCTGTCTGGCAGTATTCCAAACTTCGACCTTTCGCAGGGTGGGTAGATACTTGTGATACATATCAATGACCGACTGATGTTCACATTTTGGAATTTTAGGATCGTCAAGTTCACCGCCAGGTGGACTATTACATTCTGTCTCTTTCTTTTTCTCTTTCTCTGTCTCTGTCTCTGTCTCTGTACTATCAAATTGATATTTTTCTGATATCACACTGATATCATCTTGACACAACCAATGAGACAACTTGATAATGATTTCTTTAGTTTTAACTTCTGGCAATCTAAGTCGAAAAGCAAGAGTTTTAGTGTCAGGAATACGACCTTCATCTTCGCTGGCAATTAACCAAAGCATAACCAAGACTTTTGCAGCCAAAGGGTCTAATTCATGCCATTCAAGATCATCCAAAATGTCACGATATAGCTTTACCCAAGGTGGTCGCCTGTCTTTAAAATGCTGAAACTTTGCCCAGTTCTTAATTTTCATAATTAACCTCTGGTCTTTTATTTCTATGGTGTCTGTTAAAACATGGTTTTAATTTGCGTATCAAACGAATTTCCCACATAGCCCAATCTCCCAATTTCTCAGAAAATTTTGCTTTAATGTCAATTTTGGTATCGCTTGAAATGTCAGCCCAAGGCGTATGAATATTTTTTGCATATCCATATCTAAAAGCATGACCACTAAATCTGTTACTTAAACTTGATGATTGACCTATGTAAACAAGTAAATCATCAAAGTAAACAGCATAAACGCAAGCCCGATTGGGCAAGGTTGATTTATTTGGGTATAACCCAAACTTTTTCCATTTGCTCATAGCAACTCCGCAAACTCCCAAAAAGAAACTGCGGCAGGCGGGGAGTGCGCTTTTCGGTGGGGTAATTACTCCTCACCTAGCCGTGTTTCAAACAATCTTACTCGATAAACCAATCAGGTTTCAATACCATCAATTGATAAAGCCGCCCCGTTGGGATGGTTTTCCAATTGTGTACCGCTGCCCTGGTGATGCCCAATATTCTTGCAAGCTCACTCTGTGAGCCAGCCAATGTGATAGCTTTTTGTTTGTCCATGCAATCAGTATAGCAAAATAAACAAAACGTAATTTGCAAAAAAGCCACATTAGGGAAAGTCCTAATAAAAAAACCTTGCTATGTGTTTAGTTTGATATACAATAAACCCATGCCCTAGCAAATCGCATGGGGTCTTTTTAGGAGGTCTTATGACCGATTTCACTTTCTCTCCCGCAGACTTCAACGCTACTGAAATTACAGTAGTTGCCAACACAATTGCTGCCAAGCAATTTTTATCTCAGCGCATTGCTGATGGTTGTGTTTCTGTCAATCTTCCTAAGTCTGCTGCACCAGCTTTGGCTGAAGTTTTGGAGACTGAGGGCTTGTCATATTCTTAATTAATAGGGCTTCGGCCCTTTAAGGAAACACCATGATTGACTACAAACTCAAATACCACTTTAACGATCTCATCACACACAATGATGGCGACAGTTTTGACAAAGTAACAGTCGGATACGACTACTACCCAGCAGAAAACAATCTGCCCTACGACCACAACACAGCAGAAATTTACGATGTGTTTGTGTACGACCAACAGGGTAATGACATTACCTACGATATGCCAAAAGACCAATCAGACTACATCATGGATGAAGTCAAAACCCACCACGCCCGTATGCTGAAAGAACAAAATGAAATCTAAGATTATTCAAACCATTGTGGAGTGCTTTTTGGCCATCGTCATCTTTGGCGGTTGGGGTGTTTTACTTGCTTGGAGAGGCTAAATGACAGTCGCTAATTTATTGACGTTAAACGTCAACGAACACACAGAGAAAAAAGCCAATCTGACTTATCTGTCATGGGCTTGGGCATGGGCAGAAGCTCTCAAAGCAGACCCTAAAGCTACTTTTGTAGTAAATATGTTCGGTGAAAAATGTTTCATGGACATCAACGGCACAGCAATGGTCTGGGTCACAGTTACCATGTTTGACAAGCCAATGACTTGCCAGTTGCCCGTTATGGATCACCGCAACAAAGCCATCCTAAACCCTGATGCCTTTCAGGTCAACACGGCAATTATGCGGTGCATGACCAAAGCACTTAGTTTGCATGGCCTTGGTCTGTACATCTACAACGGAGACGATCTTCCGTCTTTTATAGAGCCTGAGTCAACCATTGAGGCTGACACCATGATTGACTTGTTCTTGGCCATCGACAACGCCACCACACAAGATGAACTCAAGATTGCCTATAAAGTCGCTTATGCGGCTTGTGATGGCGATAAAGCCTGGCAGATGAAAGTCATCGCTGCCAAAGACAAAGCCAAGGCAAAACTTTAATGTGGCGCAAAAGGGAAATTATGATCCATACAGACGAAGATGATGAGTTTGAACGCATCGAGCGTGAAAACAAAATCAAAAGGCAGCCTTATCACTATGCCCCACAACGCACATGGGTAGGGCTTACAGATGATGAGATTTGGGAAGTCTATAAAAAATATGATTCCATGCAATATATGGCGTTTTCAAAAGCAATTGAAGCCAAGCTCAAGGAGAAGAACACATGAGCAAAATAAACAAAGGCTTATTAACAAGCAACACAGATTTGTGGGCGACACCACAAGATTTTTTTGACCAACAAAATGCTTTGCATGGTCCGTTTACGTTAGATGTTTGTGCAGACGCTGAAAATGCAAAATGCGTTACATACTTTGACAAAGAAGCTGATGGGCTTAAACAAGTGTGGACTGGCAAGTGCTGGATGAACCCACCTTATGGGCGTGAAATTGGTAAATGGATGAAAAAAGCGTATGAGTCTGCGGGTAATGGAACCATAGTTGTTTGCTTAGTTCCTGCAAGAACTGACACGAGATGGTGGCATGACTACGCAATTAAAGGGCAAATCACTTTTATCAAAGGCCGATTAAAGTTTGGCGGCTCAAAAAATTCTGCACCATTTCCGTCTGCTGTTGTGATATTTAGTTGAAGCCAAACTCAAGGAGAAGTACACATGATTATCAAACGTGCAATAGCCGTAGAGAGCTTGACCAAGGTTTGCGAAGAATGTTTAAACCTAATCAAACAATTGATTGATGCTGACCACGCTGTATATGGCAAAGGCTTTGAGGATGGCATGGCAGCACAGGCAAAAGTTCAACAGACTTTAAAACCTTTGGCAAATCTGACAGATGAAGAAATCATGCAAATCATGGAAATCGGTTTAGGTGTGCGAGACACCATCGACACCGCCCTTGAAAAATTAATGGAGAAAAACCAATGATTGAACTTATGGAACAAGGATCGGAAGCCTGGTTTAACATCCGCATTGGCAAAGTCACCGCTAGTCGTGTGGCTGATGTGCTTGCCAAAACCAAGACAGGCTACTCAACAACCCGTGATAACTACATGGCGCAACTTGTCTGTGAACGCTTAACAGGCCAAAAGGGTGAGAGTTTCACCAACGCTGCCATGCAACACGGCACAGAGACAGAGCCGCTTGCTAGAGCCGCCTATGAAGCCCGCTATGACGTTTTAGTCGATGAGGTGGGGTTTGTATCCCATCCCACAATAGAAATGTCTGGTGCGTCTCCTGATGGCCTTGTTGGGGAAGATGGCTTGATTGAGATTAAATGCCCTAATACTGCGACACATATTGAGACTTTATTGTCTGAAAGTGTGCCGAATAAATACTATACCCAGATGCAGTTTCAGATAGCTTGCACAGGGCGCAAATGGTGCGATTTTGTCAGCTTTGACAATCGCTTACCAACAGAACTTCAGATGTTTGTAAAACGTGTCCCAAGGGATGATATGTATATCAAACTTATTGAAGATGAAATTGTCAAATTCCTTGCTGAACTTGATACCAAAATAAACCAACTAATGAAAGTCAAAAATGTCTAAAGTATACGAAATCACCATTGTTTCAGGTAAGTACACCAACAAAGATGGTCAGGAAAAATCCCGCTATCAAACCATCGGCTCGGTCATTGAGACTAAAAACGGCTTGATGCTTAAACTTGACAGCATACCTCTGCCTGATGGCGGCTGGAATGGCTGGGCATATATGAACACTCCCAAGCCTAGAGAAGAATTCAAAGGCTTACCCATTGATGACGCACCATTCTGAGGAAAAGTCATGGACTATGTGAAATTTTTTGACAGAATATTTCCTGAGTTCCCACGGGTTAGGGCAACCGACCCCGTGACTTCCTATGAGGCAGCGGATTCAATCAAGGAAATAGCCAATCAGCACCACATCATCATCTTGGAGTGCTTGCAAAAGCATGGGCCGATGGGCAAAGATGGCATCTCAAGCCGCACCGATCTTGACGGCAATCAGGTTGCCAGGCGGCTCAATGAGATGAAAGTGCTTGGGCTTATCACTTTAACGGGTGAAAAAGTGACATCCAATTCAGGAAGAAGCGAGCGTGAATGGCAAGCAATTGTCACAAATTGAGCATAGTATTTGATTGCAACAATCGGTTGCGTTAACGGGGAATACCATGAAATTTGAGATCACTTTTGGCTGGCTTGATGCTGAGAAAATCACTGTAGAAACACATGACTTTGAGAAAATTCAGATCATTCAGGAATTTATTGAATTCCAAGAGGAGCATGGATGGGCGGTTGACTATGAAGCTATTGACAGCCTTGAGATTGAGTTTGAAGAAGACACAGAAGAAGAAGAAGCTGCGGAGTAATCAAGTGGGGCTTACTTTGCTAAAAGGTAAAGCCCCACATTTCCTATTGCATAGCCGCCATATACAACTGCCATAGCGGGGTTGCCTTTAAATAATTGCTCAACAGCAATATAGGCATAAATTGCCCCCACAAAGGCGATTAACCAAGCACTCATACTGTTTTACTCTTTATTGTCCCTGTGAGGGCTAAAACGCAGATACGTCAATTACCTCGCCCCTAAACTGGATGTGATCCTCAGAAAAAGCATGAACCAACTCAGGCCACAATAGCTCACCATTAAAAAAGGTCAGAACTGCAAAGCCTGACCTATGATTGTTTGGGTTCAACTCAGCGTAAGTAAACTGAGGGCCATCGGGTTCCGCTAATGTCCCCGTATCCACCCCATATCTAATCCCGTTGTAATCGCTGAATGGAGTGACTTTTAAGCTGTGCAAATGACCCGTTATACAGGAAACGCCCGCATTAACAGTTGCATTATGGGTGGCATGAATTCCCCCCTTATATCGGTGCTTGACAATCACCTTTGACGTTGGCCAACAAGCCCAACAAAATTCCCAATCGGGGATGTGGTCAGTTATCTTAAAGCCTAAAACGTCTTTATATTGTGGGGCGTGTTGTGCAAGTCGATTAGCAAACCTTGAGTCATGGTTGCCCCATGTGTGGATCAGTTTGACGTTGTGGCGCTCGGCTTTGGCGGCTTCCTCAATCTCACCCAATGCACCTTGACAAGCCTTTAGTTCTTGAATAACTGTGGTAGCGGGTTGATCGGTTGGGTCATGGCGGCTTATGGTTGCCCCGTCAAAACTGTCTCCATTTGCGATGACCGCTTTAGGGGATAGTGTCTCAATAGCCCACAAAAGCCCCTTAAAGGCCGTTGATCGTTGACCAGGTATAAAGTGGGCATCAGAAAACACGATGACCGTACCGTCCAATATGCCAAGGTCAATCTGTCTTAATGGGGAAAATGATTTCTGCCTCTCATCGTACAAAGCGCCTCGATGGTCTGCTGCGGGCAAGACACCATGCTCTTTTTCCATTCTGCGTCTGCGATAAGCTACGGCTCGATCAGTAACGCATAAAATTTTTGCAATCTTTGACGTTGATTGGTACTGATCCCAAAGTTTAAGGAATTCCTCATCTGAGCAAGCGGTTAGCCCATTAGTTGAAACCATTGGAATCCTTTAGGAGCAGTTGCTCAAGTCGATTTATTACTCTGTGTTCTTGCTTTTCTATTTCTTCTTCTGATGATTTTGGGTCTTGCGCTGCCGCCATAAGGTCATGCAGAAATACATGAAGCACCTCATGTAAAGCTGTGGCATCTAAAATCTCATCTGTAATCTTTTCGCCAAAATCGCCAAGCCTGTAGGTTGCTAATCGTGCGCCCTCATTAAACTCAACAGAGGCCATCGCTTGTTTGGCGGGCTTCATGCCCTTTTCAATTCTCCAATCACCAAGGTGAAGAATTGACTGCCATTTCTTTACACAAAGTGCAAAAAACTCAGCATCTTGTGATGTTGGAATATTTGACATTACAACACCTTATATAAAGTTTATGACGTTTTTATTTAAACAAACGGTCTAGTGCCTTGTTTATCAATAATAAGTGCTTGCTTTCGTGGTTTCATATCAGGGGTATTTGGGATGCTGATGTGTGTCCAGCGGTCAAATTCCCGAATAATTTGGTCATACGGCAAGTCTGATGCGATGATTGCCCGCACCACTTGGTCAGGTGTCAGTTCAGGAACTCGGAAGTCCACAGCAGCCCCAATCCTATGCTGAGAATTGTCACGACTACCCACTCCATCATTTGTTTTTTTACTGCGAAAACCCGATGAAACAATGATCGGTTTTCCTCCAAGGGCTTGTTTAACATCTTCGAGGAATTCTGCGAGTCTTTTAAGGTTTTCAAGTTCATGGTCATTTGGTGTGTTGTCCCATCCATTGCGTTCTGCAATTTCTGAAAATGTCAGTTCTTCTAAAGAAAAATGTTCAGTTAACTTCACTTTTTATTCCTCATATCAGCGAGTTTTTCTACTGTTCTACCACCGAAATAAGCGAGGAACACGATCTGTCCCCAGCTCCCCAAGAGCTGAACATAACTTTCTTGTGCGTTATATCCAAATGCGCTCATGGCGGTAAAGAGAAAATAGGCCATGAAGATGGCTATAAGAGCCATAGGGCGAATATTTTTAGATAACCAAGAGTCGGACACCATATCCGATTTCCAACGCTCTGTAATGGCCGTTTGCTCGGTCTTATATAATTCGGTTTCGTTAGCCATTTTTGCCAACTCACCATCTTGAGCCATCTTAGCCAAGTCCATCTGCGCTTTGGCTTTGGCTTCAGGATCGGGAATGAGCTTATCGATGAGCTTGCCACCAATATTTAAAAGTGAATCTAGTCCAATCATTTTTCATCCTGGTTCTGTGAAAGTTTAACGCCCGCTAAAAGGCCAATAAAGCCACCTATGATGGTTTGGAAAGCGGGGTGTAGCATGGCAAAGATTTCAGCGTTATCAACTTCTTTAGCCCATAAGCCAAGCAGAAAAGCCGTCACCATTCCAAGGATGCAAAGGCAAAGAGTGGCGCTCACCATAAACGTCACCCAAAATGTCAGTTTGTTTCTTGAATCTTCCATTTTGTCCTCACACAAATATTGCAAAACGTCGGTGATTGTTGATATTCTCCAACGAAATTGTATTTTCACTAGCTCGTTTGTTGTAAATCTCAACTTCTAATTCTTGCGTCTTGATAGCAAGTTTCTTACATTCCACGGCTTCTTTGTATTGCTCTAGTTTCTTTTCCATCGCCTTGTCAAACGCAACCATTCTTGCGTCATAGTTAGGCTGAACCATCGGATACCATTTGTTTAGGGTTATCATTTCTTTTCCCTCTCAACAGCTTTGGCATAGTAAAACAAAACTTTGCTTCTCAATTCCCCACTATCTGCCGTCCCCGCCCATGCCGCAAGATTATTCCAAATGCCCGCTAGTTGCTCAGATGAGCAGTTATCACCATTTGCGGTGAGCCAATCCGACAATCTTTGATGCCTCTCCAACGGGTTTCCCAACCAAGTCAGAGCGTAAAAGTCTGAAATTGTGCAAGGTGCTTTGGCACTTACAAAGAAAACTAAAAATAGAATTAAAACAATAAGCCATTTCACATGACCTACTTTTTGATCCAGGTCTGCCAAGCAGCACCCGCAGCCATCACCAAACCACCAATCCACAAAATAGGTTTAGCGGCTGAAGCAACCCACCCAAGCACTTTAAAAGCACCCTGTAAGGCATCAAACGCCTCTACAAGCCCTTTAGTGTTCTTGTCTATGCTATCTACCTTAGTTTCAACTTCAACGAGCCTGTCGTAGATTTGCTTGTGGGTAACTTCATCCATAGCTCACTCCGTTAGTGCGTCTTTAGGTAGTTGAGTTTCGGCTTGCTCTTTAATTTTAAGAATCAAAGGCCACACACCTGACTTGCTTGGCAGTTCACCAAGTGTCTGCAAAACAAAGTTTATTTCGTTGACTTCTAATTCAAGTTTCATGCTTGACCCCAAGGCGTACCAGTTGCCTTAACAGGATTCTTGAGCAATTCAATCTGAGCATCCAAAGAAGCCTCTGTAGCTGACTTGTCAACAGCGTTCCACACCCATTCCAAAACAGTTTCTTCTGTCAAGTTTGCGTAGGGAATGGCGGGAGTCCCTTCAGGCCATGAGACTGTTGCGTAAGCAGAAGCAGAGTGTTCTCCATCTACTGCTGTTGCTGTCCAATGGGCTGTTGTGACAAAGCCTGTAGCTACGTCACGATCAAGGGTTGAGATTTTCCAAGTGGTAGACATGATTTTCCTTATTTAGATTCAAGGGTTGCAAGGCGTTTACGAAGTGATTGAATTTCAGCCCACATTACAGGGATAAGGGCAGAAGCATCCATTTCCTGATAAACAGGATTTCCATCTTTGTCTACTGCATCTTTCACGCCAGTATGTGCATAAGATGGTGTTTCGTGAGCAATAAACATTGGGCGTTCTTGTGTTGCCCATTTCATCTTACCCATGTAAACAGGTACAGAATCAATCAATGTACCGCTGTTGGTTACAGGGCCACTAATCTCTTTTGCTCTGTAATCAGAAGTGGTGTTGTAAACAGTCAAACCACCAACTCGGTTATAAGTAATTGAACCTCTAGCAGTAATAGCTGTTTCAGTTGTAAATTCAACAAATTTGTTATCTCCACTTGTTGAGTTATTCCAAAACTTTGCACACCATCCAGCGCTACCGCCTTCTTGTTTTGCAATTAAAGCATTATTTCCTGACGTATCAAGTACAGCCATTTTTTCTGCGGATTGCAATGCCGCAGTAGTTCCAACAAGAAATTGACCGCTTGAGTTTATACGGGCACTTTCTGAGCCATTGGTATTAAACGCTTGATATGTTGCCCCAAACGATTCGTGGGTTAAGCCAGCGGCATTTCCATATATCCGACCACCAGCGTTAGATGTATTTGTTAAATACAACATTCCACCATTGGTAGCATTTGCAACTTGTAATACTGTGTAACCATTACCAAAATTGGTAGGAGTCATTCCCAAGCCTAGATTGCCTGAGGAGTCAATTTGCATTTTTACGCTTGCGCTACTTCCACCATATACATAAAAACTGTTTGGTGCTACTGATGCGCTACCACCAAAACCTATGTCATATCCATACCCAGTTGTGGTGTTATTTAAAGAAATGCTTGCATATGCCGTTGTACCAACCGCTGTAATTGTTTGAGCAGTGCTTGCAGAAGAAGATAAATGAAGTTTTGATGCAGGACTAGTTGTACCAATACCCAAATTCCCACTAGCATCCAGAGTCATTGCCTGAGTAAAGGTGGCTGTATTTCCTGCTGTGCCTGATGGGGCGGTGAACCACTGGAATTGACCTGTTGCCGCACCAACACCAAATCGGTTTGCAAAGCCATTGTTTGCATACTTAAAACCTGAGTTGTAAATGGTATTGCTTTCCACATTCATGTCGTTTTGACCAGCGGCACGAATAA